GTGCTCATCGCGGGCAAGCTGCGGCTGTCCCACATCGAGCAGTTCTGGACCCAGCAGAAGGCCATCCGCATCACCGGCGAGGCCCAGCCGATCGAGTGGCTGGAAGTGAACAAGACCGACCCGGACAGCGGCGAGGTCATGAACGACCTGACGGCGCGCGAGGCTGACTTCTACGTGGGCGAGCAGGACTACCGCGAGAGCTACATCCGAGCTGCGATGGAGCAGACGTTCCAGCTGCTCGGCCAGATCGCGACGTTTGCGCCGCAGGTGGTGCTGGCCGTGCTGGACTTGGCCGTCGACAGCGCGGAACTGCCGAACAAGGACGAGTGGGTTTCTCGCATCCGCAAGCTCAACGGCCAACGCGACCCGACCAAGGCGCCGACACCTGAGGAAGAAGCCCAGGCGCAGATCGACGGGGAGAAGAAGGCGCTCCAGGAGCAACTGGCCGTCGAGATGGCGCAGGCGCAGCTGGCCAAGGAGCAGGCCAATGCGGCGAAGCTCGACGTGGAGGCCATGGCCAAGCGGGTGGACGTGCTGATGCAGGCGCTGACCGCTGCGCAACTCGCTGCGACCAACCCCGCGCTGGCGCCGGTGGCCGACGAGATGGCCGCGGCCGCAGGCTTCAAGCCGCAGGGCGGCACGGATCCGAACATCCCGCAGCCGACCGCTGCGCCGACGCCGATGGATTCCGCCGCACCGATCGACCCAACACAACAACCTGCCGGGCCCGAAGCCGGCATCCCACCACAGGAGTTTCAATGAGCACTGACCACCAAGGACTGAGCCAGGCCGAAATCGACGCGCTGGAAGGCGACGAACTCGACGAGACCGGTATCCCGAAGGAAGACGACGCAGACCGCGCCGAGGCGGCGCGCGCGAAAGGCGAGCCGGGCGCGGACGACGGTGACGAGGGCGAGGAAGGGGCCGAGGCGGACGACGACAAGCCCGCAGCCGAACCGCCCGCCGCGGCGCCCGCTGCTCCTGCGCCGGCTCCGGTCGAAGCGCCTGCGCCGGCACCGGAAGCGGCCGCCGCTCCTGTCGAGCCGCCGGCCGAGCCGCCCGCGGCCGCAGAGGAAGCGCCCGAACTGCCGCGCGAGGTCGACATCCCTGATCCCATCCTCGTGCAGGTGCAGGACCCGAAGAAACTCGCCGATGCTCGCGAGGCCGCCGAAGCCAAGATCGACGACATCGAGAAGAAGTGGTCGGCCAACGAACTCACCGACGACGAGCGCAACGCGCAGATGAAGGCCGCGCGGCGCGAGCTCACCGCGGCAGTGTCGGCCGAGGCGGCCAACCAGGCCCGCATCGAGACCAACGCTGCGAACGCAGAGCAACAGCAGCGCCGCGTGATCGACGGCATCGTCAAGATCGCCAAGACGGAAGGCAGCATCGACTACGCGAAGGACGCCAAGGCCGAGGGCCAGTTCAACCGCGCGCTCCAGGTGCTCTACGCCGACCCGGACAGCAAGGGCAAGTCGTTCGCCGCGCTCAGTCTCGAGGCGCATCGCATGGTGTGCGCGATGCGTGGCGTGACGCCGAAGGTGGCCCCTGCACCCGCTCCTGTTGCAGCGCCGACACCACCGAAGCCGGCAGCAGCGCCTGCGCCTGCAAAAGCAGCGCGCACTCCGGTTGACAAGTCACTAATCCCCCCTACGCTTTCGCGTGTGCCTCCTGCGGCTGACGCGACGATCAGCGGTGACGAGTTCTCCCACCTCGCCAATCTCGATGGCGCTGAGTTGGAGAAGGCGGTCACCAAGATGACGGCGGAGCAGCAGGAGCGGTGGCTCAATTCATGAGCAAGCAGTACGTGTTGCTGGTTGACGTGAAGAAGGGCGAGACCCTGGACATCGGTGGCGTCATCGTTGTCCGGGTCGAAGAGAAGTCAGGCCAGCGAGCTCGGTTGCGCTTCACGTTCAAGGAGCCAACCGAGGTGAAGAAGATCCAGACGCCGGCGGCGCAACCCGCGCCGGCGTGATAGGAAGGGCAGGCGAGAGCCCGGTTGTCTCGTCGTAAGGCCGCGCAGTAGTGCAGCCCATCAACCAACGTTGAAGGAGCTGCGCGTATGCGTACCGTGATCGGGGTCAATGACCCCCAGGCAGTCAAGAAGTGGTCCACCGCCTTGGGCGTGGCCGTGAACAAGTCGAGCTACTTCGCTCGCAAGATGATGGGCATGGGCAAGGACAGCCGCCTGCCCATCCAGCGCATGGACGAACTCGAGTCCGACGCTGGCGACGAGGTCACCTATGACCTGCTGATGCCGATGAACATGGAGCCCGTCGTCGGCGACGAGACCCTGGACGGCAAAGAGCAGCCGCTCAAGTACTACACCGACAAGATGCGCATCGACCAGGTGCGCGGCGGTGCGGACCTCGGCTCGCGCATGACACGCAAGCGCACGCTGCGCAACATCCGCACGGATGCCAAGCGCGTGATGAGCGACTGGTGGAAGCGGCTCTACGACGAACTGTTCTTCATCTACCTGTCGGGCTCGCGCGGGACGCAGACCGGCTACATCTGGCCGGCCGGCTCGGCGTTCTTCAACGTCAACGCGCTGGCCGCGCCGGACTCGGCGCACATCATGTACGGCGGCAACGCGACGTCGAAGGCTTCGATCGCCTCGGACGACCCGTTCGACCTGCGCCTGATCGATAAGGCCGTGGCCAAGGCCGAGACGATGGGCGGTGACGGCAGCGACGAGATTTCGATGCTGCCCTGCGAGATCGACGGCGACGAGCGCTACGTGTGCCTGATGCACACGTTCCAGTACGACGCGATGAAGTCGAACACGAACACCGGCCAGTGGCTCGACATCCAGAAGGCGGCCGCGGCTGCCGAAGGCACGAAGGCGCCGCTGTACAAGAACAACGGCGGCGTCTACGCCGACGTGGTGCTGCACAAGCATCGCAACGTCGTGGGCTTCAGCGACTACGGCGCGGGCACCAACCTGCCGGCACGCCGCGCACTGTTCCTCGGCGCCCAGGCCGCGGCGATCGCCTTCGGCTCGCCGGGCACGGGTCTGCGCTTCGACTGGACCGAAGAGGTCAAGGACCACGGCAACGCCGTAAAGATCGGCTCGAACTCCATCTTCGGTGTGAAGAAGGTTCGCTACAAGTCCAAGGACGGCAGCGTCGAGCGCGACTTTGGCGTGTTCGCCATGGACACCTACGCAGTCGATCCGAACGCCTGATGAGTGAGGCCCCTTCGGGGGCCTTCTCGCGAGCCTCACCTGAAAGGAATTCATCGTGGCTGTTACCACCACCAAGGCATACACGGGCGTGCGCCCGGTTCCGCAACCCGACGACGCTGGCGTTCGCGTCGTGGCCGTCGACGTCGAGTTCGCTTCGGCCGCCTACTCGGCGAACGACCTGATTCGCCTGTGCAAGCTGCCCATCGGCGTCAAGTGCCTGGACTGGGCGCTCGTCTTCCCGGACATCGACACCGGCACGCCGGCGCTCGCCTGGTCGCTCGGCATTGAGAACGCCGGCGGAACCGACCTAGACACGGAAGTGTGGGGCACTGGCCTGACGGCCGGCCAATCCACCTCGGTCGTGCGCAACAGCACCTCCGTGGCCGCGCAAGGCGTGACCACGACCGAGCGGACGCTGGACCTCAAGTGCACGACCGCAGCGGCGACCTACGCCGGCTCGGGCAAGACCGGCCAGGTCCTGCTCTGGCTGCAGGGCTAATTCTCCGTGGTCTTGGGGCAGCTGGTGCTGCCCCCTTTTTGAAGGAGGGGCGGATGCCCATCGTTCACGCCTACCGGCGCACCGTGCGCGCGCACATCAAGGCCTCGCACGTGGCCGACCTGGCCGCGCATGGCAAGGTCGAGTTCAAGCCCAACGACAAGGGCGAGTTCGTGGCCGAAGTTCCTGCCGGGCCCGCGCTCAATCGGCTGCTCGCCATCAGCGAGGCCTACCGCATCCATGGCGCGCCGGTGGTGGCCGAGGACGACGAAGAGGACGAAGGCGACGCCTCCCCCTACGTCATCACCGACGGCGACAAGACCGTGGACCTGCGCACGCTCGACAAGGTCGCGCTCCTGCAGTTCGCGGCGGAGAACGACATCGCCATCCACCCGAACGCGAAGGACGAGACGATCCGCGACCGCCTCGTCAAAGCGCTGACGAAGGGCGAGTGACGCCATGGCGGCGACCGTGCTGGTCAAGGATGTGCTGTACCGCTTCGGCGGGTTGATCCACGACCTGTCGCCCCAGTTCATTCGCGTGCCGCAAGTCGAGGCCATCAACTGGCTGAATGACGCGCAGGTCGCAATCACGATGTTCCTGCCGTCGGCGTGCTCGCGCATCGACGCGGTGAAGCTCAAGGCCGGCACGCGACAGAGCATCGAGACCATCGCGGCGGCTGATTGCAAGCCAGGCGATGGTTCCACGCCAAACACGTCGATCATCGGCGTTCAGTTCCTCGAGTCGTTCCGCAACATGGGCACTGACGGGCTGACGCCGGGCCGCGTGGCGCGCGTCGTGCCGCGCGAGGACCTGGATGCGTTCTCGGCCGGCTGGCACACCGCGACGAATACGTACAACCGCGTCGACGCGGTCATGTACGACCCGCGTTTCCCGCGCTACTTCCACGTCTACCCGCCGATCCCGGCCACCCCGGCCGTGTGGCTGGAGTTCGGCTACACCGCGCAGCCGCTGAAGGTGCCCAACGTCGGGAACGAGGACTACAGCGCCGGCGGCTCGAGCACCGAGGTCATCAAGATCGCGGACCAGTACCTCGAGATGATCGTCGACTACATGGTGGCGCGAGCCCACATGAAGGAGACGAGTTGGCGCGACGAGGGCAAGGCCGTGGCCTTCACCTCCAAGTTCGTCGGTGGGCTGAACGCCATCGTCACGTCACTGACGGGGACCAACCCGAACCTTCAGCGCCTGCCATTCGCGCCGGAGCCGCTGGGGCAGGCGCGGTAAGGGGCGGCCATGGAATGGGCCGACCTTCTGCCGAGCGTGCTCCCCTCAACGCCCGGGTGCTCGGACATCCTGGCGATCGACCACATCCGCAAGGCGGCGCGTGAGTTCTGCGCGCGCACGCTGTGCTGGCAGTACCAGGCCAACGCGATCACCGCGCAGGCCGGCGTCGCAACCTACACGCTGCAGATGGGTGACGGGCAGGAGCTGGTCAAGCTGCTGGCCTGCGAGGTCAACGGCACCGAGTACCACGTGCCCAACGGCGCGGCGGGCCGGCGCCTGGCGCGCCAGGGCGTGAGCAACCTCTGCACGCTGGCTTCCGGCGGCCAGGACTTCACGCTGTCGCCGACGCCGAGCGCGGGGGCCTCGATCGTCACCGACATCGCGGTCAAGCCGTCGCTGACCTCGGCGACCTGGCTCGACGACTTCGCCGCGCACACTGAGGCCGTCGCCGCCGGTGCCATCGCCTCGCTGTGCGCATTGCCCAAGAAGCCTTGGACGGACCACGGCTTGGCCGCGCTGCAGCGCGAGATGTTCGAGAACCGCATCGGCACCGAGCAGTACCGGGTGTTCAAGGGCATGGGTCGATCGCATTCGACCGCTTCCGTGGAGTGGTGCTGATGGCCGACGTGATCGTCAAGCGCCCGACGGACATCGTGACGGTGCGGTTCGACTTCCGCGAGTTCGTCACGCGCGTGGTCGCCGAGGGCGTTCCAGTCGAGGACGTGAGCTACACGCTTCGCGCACAGGCCGGCGTGACGATCTCGGCCAGCCTCGTGGACAACGCCGGGCTGCTCGACGTCGTCGTGAGCGGCGGCGCCATCGGCGTGGTCTATGACTACGGCATCGAGGCCAAGACTCCTGAGGGTGACTCTTCGGTCGACGTGCGCAAGGTCCGCGTGCGCGACCCGAGCCTGTTCCCTGTGCTGCCGACGACGGGCGAGACCGTCCTGGGCACCTTCCATCTGGTCACCGAAACGGGCGACGACCTCGTCACCGACACGGGCGACTTCCTCATCTGGGGCTGACATGGCCAACAAGACAATCGGGCAACTCACGCCAGCCGGCGCGGCCGCGGACACCGACAAGATCCCGATCGAGAACGCCGCTGGCGTCACGCAGCGGGTCACTCGCGCGCAGCTGCTCGCCGGCATCACGGTTGCCGATGCAGACGCCACGACAAAGGGCAAGGTGCTGTTGGCGGGCGCCGGGGGCGGCACCGCGGCCGCGCCGACCGCGCTGGGCCATGCGGATGCGGCTTCGCTCGCTGCCGCGCTCGCGGTCAAGGCTCCGCTGGACGGCCCGGTATTCACGGGGAACCCGCAGGCGCCGACACAGGCCGGCGGCAACAGCAGCACGTCGATCGCCACCACGGCATTCGTGCAGGCCGCGATCGCGGCGCTGGTCGGATCCGCGCCGGCGGCGCTGAACGCGCTCGACGAGCTCGCCGCGGCGCTGGGCAACGATGCGAACTTCGCGACGACCGTCACGACCCTGATCGGCACGAAGCAGGCGGCCATCCAGTTCTATGACGACGGCGCGGCGCTCGGCGCTGCCGGCACGGCCACCGAGTTCGACATCACGGGGCCAGGCATCACCGCCACGCGGGTCGGCAACAAGGTCACCGCGTTCGTTCCCAGCGGGGGTGGCGCGACTGTCGTCGTTCAGGAGGACGACGTCACCGTGGTTGCTGCTGCGGCGACGATCAACCTCACCAACGGCTTCGACGTCAGCGAGTCGCCTTCTGGCGAGGCGCTGGTGGCGCTGGACCTGGGCGAGTACACCGGCACCGACCTGCCGGTGGCCAGCGGCGGAACCGGCGCCAGCACCGCCTCGGGCGCGCGCACCAACCTCGGCCTGGTGATCGGCACCGACGTGGCGCCAGTGGCCAACGCGGTGTTCACCGGCACCACGACGCTGGGCCAGGATCCGGCGCTGGCGATGCAGGCCGCGACCAAGCAGTACGTCGACTCCATCGCGCTGAATCTGGGCAAGCGCCAGCGCGTGCGTGTGGCTACGACCGCGAACATCACCATCGCGACCGCGCTCAACAACGGCGATGTGCTCGATGGCGTGACGCTGGCGACCGATGACTTGGTCCTGGTCAAGAACCAGACCTCGGCGCCGGAGAACGGCGTCTATGTGGTCGGAGCGAGCCCTGCGCGCTCGAGCCAGTTCGACACGTGGGCCGAGCATCCCGGCTCCCTCGTGACGGTGGCCGAAGGCACGACTCACGCCGACACGGTGTGGCTGTGCACATCGAACGACGGCGGAACCCTCGGCACGACCGACATCGTGTTCTCGCAGTCGGGCACGAATGGCGCGCTGCTCGCGGCCAACAACCTGAGCGACCTCGCCAACGCAGCCACGGCGCGCACGAACCTGGGTGTGGCGATCGGCACGAACGTGCAGGCCTTCACCGCCAGCGTGTCGCAGGCTGAGGCCGAGGCTGGCACGGAGACGGCGCTGCGTATGTGGAGTCCGGAGCGGGTGGCCCAGGCCATCGCCGCGCTGGGCGGCTCGGGCGCGACGGTCACGGCCAAGGAGGGCGGGGCGACCATCGGCAGTGTCACCGCCTTCGACTTCGGTGCCGGCTTCGATCTGACGGAATCGCCCGCCGGTCAGGCCAACATCGTGCTGGACCTTGCTGAGTACGGCGGCGCGGCTCTTCCCGTAGCCGGCGGCGGCACCGGCGCCACCACGGCGAGCGCGGCGCGCACGAACCTCGGCGCCGCGGCGAGCGCCAACGCCGTCTTCACCGGCACCGTCACGCTCGGCCAAGATCCAGCCACGGCGCTCGAGGCCGCCACCAAGCAGTATGTGGACGGCCTGGCGATCAACGTGGGCAAGCGGGCCCGCGTGCGCGTCGCCACCACGACGAACATCGCCACCCTGGCCACGGGCCTGAACAACGACGACACCATCGACGGTGTGGCGCTGGTCAACGGCGACCTTGTCCTGGTGAAGAACCAGACCACGGCCAGCCAGAACGGCGTGTATGTCGTCGGAGCGTCGCCGGCGCGCGCCAGCGAGTTCGATTCGTGGGCCGAGCACCCGGGCAGCCTGATCGCGGTGGCCGAAGGCACGACCAACGCGGACACCCTGTGGCTGTGCACGAGCAACGACGGCGGCACGCTCGGCACGACGGCGATCAACTTCTCGAAGATGAACATCGCCGGCGAGCTGTTCGCGGCGAACAACCTGTCGGACGTCGCGAGCACCGTCACCGCGTTCAACAACATCTCCCCGAGCACGACCAAGGGCGACCTGATCGTCAACGACGGCACGAACGACGTTCGCCTGCCCGTCGGGCAGACCAACTACGTGCTCACGGCCGACAGCGCCCAGGGCACCGGCATCAAGTGGGCGCCGGCGCCCAGCGCCGCCAACCCGGTCGTGCGCTCAGTCACCGGCACCACCGACACCCTGGTGGTCAGCGATGCGGGCAACTTCATCGACTACACCAACGCTGGCGCCATCTCTGTTTCGCTGACGACCGCGTTCAATGGCCTGTCGACGACGCTCACCTGGCCGACCGGTGCGGGCACGATCACCATCAACCAGACCGGCACGACCATCGACGGCTCGAGCGCCGCGGTGGTGCTTTCGTCGCAGGCCGGCGCCTTCACCCTGATCCCGATCGGCACCAACGCCTTCCGCGGCGTCGGCTCGGTCGGCGATCTGGTCGCCAGCGACATCTCGGACAGCACCACGGTGGGCCGCGCGGTGCTCATGGCGGCCAGCGCCGCTGCGGCGCGCTCGGCGATCGGCGCTGCGCCGCTGGATGCCCCGGTCTTCACGACCTCGGTCACGCTGCCGGGTGATCCGTCCTCTGCCCTGCATGCGGTCACCAAGCAGTACGTCGACGGCATCGCCGCGAACCTCGGCAAGCGTGCCCGCGTGCGCGCCGCGACGACCGCCAACATCACGATTTCGACCGCGCTGAACAACGGTGACACGCTGGACGGCGTCACGTTGGCGACAGGCGATCAGGTCCTGGTGAAGAACCAGACGACCACGGGCGAAAACGGGGTGTACGTCGTCGGGACGTCGCCCGCGCGAGCAGCGGAGTTCGATTCCTGGGACGAGCATCCCGGAACCCTGATTGCCGTCGCTGAAGGCACCGCGAACAACGACACCGTGTGGCTCTGCACGGCGAACTTCGGCGGCACGCTCGGCACCACGGCCATCACGTACTCGCAGATCACCACGGGTGGCGGCACTGTCACGGCGTCGGGTGGACCGCTCACAGCCGATGCCATCCTTGCTGGTGCCGGCGGCACGGACGTCAAAGTCGCTGCATCGATCCGAAGCAGCGCGGCCGGCCAGATTTCGCTGGGAACGGCGGGCAGCGTCTCGGGGAAGATCAACTTCCACAACGACACGTCCGGCTCGCTGACCCTGCAGCCGAATCTCACGGGAGCACTGGGCACGGCGGTCCTGACGCTGCCGACAGCCACCGACGTGCTGGTGGGCCGCGTCACAACCGACACGCTGCAGAACAAGACGCTGACCGCACCGACGATCAATGGCGGCACGGCGGATGCGTTGACGGCGCTGACGATTCGCTCGAGCGGCTCGGGCGCGTTCGACCTCGGTTTCGTCAACACCGAGAACCTGACCGCGGACCGCAACCTGACCATCACGCTGAACGATGCGGCGCGCACGGTCAACCTCGGCGGAAACATCACCACCGCCGGCGCCTTGGTCACGGCTGGCGCCAACTCCTTGACGCTGACCACCACGGGCAGCACCAACGTCACGTTGCCGACATCTGGCACGCTGGCCAAGGCCGCGCAGGCTGCGGGCCTGACGATGTTCTGCCCGAGCACGACCGCGGCGAACGGCACCTACGTGCTGATCGGAAAGGCGCGCTACGCCTTCACGATCAACGAGGTGACCGGCAAGACGAGCTCGGGCACGTGCACGGTGCAGGTGACGATCGACGGCACCAACGTCACGGGCGGCTCGGTCAGCGTCACGTCCACCGAGGCCTCGTCGACGGCGACGGCGGCCAACGCGGTGGCGGTCGGGCAGACCGTGGCCATTGTGGTTTCGAGCAACTCGGCTGCCACCGACCTGTGGGTGGACATCGGCGCCACGCGCACGCTGGACTGAGCCCGAGATGGCCAGCAGGACGCACCGCGCAGCTGTTGCCGGCCTGAACGGCACGAAGCGGATTTGGGCAAGCGCCCCGACCGTCGTGTCCGCGCCGTCGATCAACGGCAGCGGCACGGTGGGCGTCGCCCTGTCGTACACGCCAGGGACGTACACCGGCAACCCGACGCCGACCGTCACGCGGCAGTGGCTGCTCGACGGCGGCGCGATCAGCGGCGCGACAGGGGCCACCTACACCCCGGTGAGCGGGGACATCGGCACGAACCGGATTTCGGTGCGCGAGACGGCGACCAACGCGGCCGGCAGCGTGAACAGCACGAGCGCGACGGTGAGCGTGGCAGCCGCCGGCGGATCGACACTCACGTCCCTCACGCTCTCGACGGCAGCGGTCAGCGGTACCTATCCGTTCCCTCCGCAGGGCATGACCTTCGCCGACGGGGAGACGATGACCGTCGCGTCCGACCTGACGAACTACCAGGTCGACGTGGTGAGCTACTGGCCCAGCGGGTATGTGCGCCACGCCTTCATCACCGGGCGCGCGTCGTTTTCGCCCTCGGCGGCGATCACCATCACCAACGGGACGCCTCCCAGCGGATCAGAGGTCACGCGCTCGACGATCGCGGGCTCGGCAGTCACGGGCGCCTACACGATCGACGCCGGCGCGCACGGCTCGGTGACGTTCAACATCCAGACCGGCACCGTGGAGACCCAGTGGTTCACGGGCCACGAGATGAGCGAGTTTCAGTACGTGGCGCCCATCGGGTCGTCCGGCATGCTCGCCTGGCTCTACACGCAGGTCTACCAGAACGGGCAGGTCCGGGCGAAGGCGATCATTGAAAACCCGATGCTCGACAACGGGTCCGGCGCCGCGTCGACGAACACGAGCCGCACCTTTACGCCGACCTTCACGTTCAACGGCGCCGTGGTGTGGAACAACAGCGGCGCCTCGCTGACCCTCGCCAAGGGCGCGAGCATCCAGGGCGAGAACAGCTACGACGGCTGGTACTGGGTCAACGGCACGGATCCGCAGATCCAGCCGCAGGTGCCGGTCATGAGCCACTGGCGCGCGTCGCGCATGGTGACGAACCAGGGCTACACGGGCGCGGATGCGACGACGCTGAACGCGCTCATCCAGACCTACGCGGCCACGGAGCGTGGCGCTCTCGCCGAGAACATGGGGGCTACTGGCGAGCAGCCGCAGATCGGCTTGCTCACTTCCGCAGATGCCTTCTGGGTGGCCACGGGCGACGCGCGAGCCTATCGCGCCTGCTTGGCCATGGCGTCGTCGCTTCGTTCCTATGCCATCTGCGTGCGCGCGACCAGCACCAAGGACATCCCGAAGCCGTCGAACTTCGGCAACTGGGACCAGGGCGGGCCGAACGGCGGGGGCAACCCGGGCACGTCCGCGGGCTCGCTGATATGGGAGGCCAACCACCATGGCAGCGGCGGCTATCTCGCGTACCTGCTGACGGGCGACCGCTGGCACTACGACACGATGGGCCTGCAGGCCGCGCTGTGCTACCTCTCGGCCGGCAACTCCAAGGGCAACAGCACCTCGCGCCTGCTTCAGACGCACCAGACGCGCGGCCATGCGTGGGAGATGCGCACGGTCGGCCAGTACGTGGCCGCGGCGCGTGACGCGCACCTGCAGGCGGGAGGCGTGGCGGCCGAGTACAGAACGCTCCTGTCGACCAACTACGACAGCCTGAACACGATCCGTCAGTCTGGCGCGACCCACGTCTGGAGCGGCGCGCTCTACATCTACGACTTCGGCGGGCCGGGCGGCAACTCCACCGGATGGGACTATCCGGCCACCGCGGGCCAGCCGCACCTCGGCTCGATCCCACCGTGGCAGCTCGACTTCTGCACGCTGGTGCACGGGATGCTGTCCGACATAAAGCCGCTCACGTCGATGACGGCGCAGAACGCGGTTCGAGACCACCACTACAAGTGGATCGTTGGGCGGATGGGCATCAGCGGCGCGTACCAGGACTGGGACGGCATGCGCGCCGCGAACTACGGCCTGCGGTTCGCGACGGATGGCACCGGAGCGACGTGCTACCAGTCGTGGGGGGAGGTGTTCGCAGTCAGCTACGGCGCTGGCAACACGTTGGCATCGACCACGCGGCAGGGCAGCGGCGGAAGCGATCCGGTGAACATGACCGGGGACAGCTACTGGGCCATCGCCAACGCAGCGCTGTGCTATGCCGTGGATCACGGCGCCACGGGGGCGGCAGACGCATACCTGCGGCTGACGGCATCCGATAGTTGGTCGGCCAACGCATCGAGCAGCTGGAACAACTACCCGAAGTGGGCCTTTGTTCCGCGCGTGACGCCGACCGCCACTGCGCTTCCGTTCACGCCGCCGAGCACGACGAACACATCGTTGAGGGTAATCAACACAGTGAGCGCCACCGCATCGTCGGTGCGCGCCTCGACGCACTCCGCTTCCGAGCAGGAGCAGGCGCTGTTCAACAGTTACTCCGGCACCGCCTACGTCAAGAACTTTAGCTATCCGCTTGGCGCGCGGGTGAAGTGGCTTCCAGGAGGGCACAACAACGCCGGTGTCTACGACGCGATCGTCAACAACCTGACGACCAAGTCGTGGCAGCGCGTTCCCAACATCAACGGGTCTGGCGGAACAAATTACCAAGACGCCTCATACCAGGGATCGGGGTTCCCCGCTGCAAACACGACTGGCGGCCCGTACTACGCGATCACTGCTGCGAACAATGCATCTGGTGAACTCGCGGCGCCAGCGCACCAGTACGGTCAATTGCAGGCGCTCGAGCGCGGAGCGAAGGGCGCTGTCATCACGGTTGGCCGAGCCGGCGCGACGGCCGATTCGAACGAAAGCCCGACCGCGCACTACGTGGACCTTGCAACAGGCCTATCAAAGCGCGCCTTGACCGGCACGTTCGCCGGCGTCGGTTTCGTCGGATGCGCGGCCTACGACCCGACAGCGCAGCGCTATTACGTCACAGCGTTCAACAACGGGCAGACGCAACTCGCCTATCTCCAGGTGAGCCCGACGAGCTACGCCTGGAGCACGACTTCCAGCTTCTCGTCACCGTCTCAGCAGGGTGGTGATTACTGGTCGAGTGTCATCTACGACTCGGCACGGCTGCTGTTGATCCTTCATGGAAGCCACCTCATGGCGTGGCAACTCAACAACTTCGCCGCAGGGCAGACGCAACTCAACCTGTCAGGCACGTTGCCGTCGCAGAACGGCATCAACTGGGTGTGGCACCCGGTCAACAAGGCGTTCTATGCACGGATCAACCAGAGCGGAAACGTGCTGCATAGGCTCACACCGCCCGCCTCCAGCCCACTGACGAATCAGTGGGTTGCAGACACCGTGACCATCGGAGGAGACGGGCTGCCGGCATGGAACTACGACGGCGGAAGCAACAACCAGAACTACCGGCCGCTCGACTGGGTTCCGCATATCAACTGCCTGGTGCACGAGGCAGGTCCGAACGACACCTACTACATCAAGGTCTGAACCATGGAATACGTCAGCGGCAACATCTTCTTTCGCGAGATGATTTTTGAGAAGGAAGGCGACTCGGTCATCGGCCACGAGCACACCTTCGACCACACGACCTACATCCCGCACGGTGCCCTGCGCGTGGAACTACTGGACGCTGAAGGCAAGGCCGTGAAGGCGGTCGTGAAGCGCGCCAGCGAGCGTCATAACTGGGTGCTCATCAAGGCCGGCGTGCGGCACCGCATCACCGCCGTGGAAGACGGCAGCATCGGGCACTGCGTCTATGCCCACCGCGTGCCGCAGGCGCTGGTGGACCACAAGGGCAAGGAGCCCGAGTACGACGCGCTGCTCGACAAGCTCATGGCCATGGCCGATGAACGCTTCGACCAGATCGTGCAGGTGTACGACGGCTGGGAAAAGGCATACGCCTAAGAAGGACGGACACCCATGTGTGAACTGTTGGTGCGCGTCATCGACAAGGTGAATGCGGACGACCCCTACTTGGACGCGCAATGCACGAAGCGCGGGGATGTCATCGTCGCAGTCCCTGACGGATGGGAGTGGGGCCGCGCCGAACTTGCCGACCCGCAGTACCGAATCGTCAAGGTGCCGCTTGTGGCGCTCGCTGTCGGCGAGTCATTCCTGGGCCGAGAGTTCAACACCAACCCGGCTGCGCCAAGTCGCATGCTTCAGCGCCGCGCGTTCCGGCTCGATGTCGATGCGCTGCCGGCCGACCCCGCGACCATGACCGCCGACGACATCATCGCGTGCAAGGTGCGCAAGCCGAAGCGGGCAGACCCGAACATCCTGGGGGGCGGCGATGACTGACCGCACCATCGGCAGCGGAGGCGATTACTCGACGCTTCAGGCGTGGGAGGACGCCTCCCCGGCCAACCTCGTGACCGATGGGAACATCTGGCGCGGCCTGATGCTGTCGGGGTTCAATGCTAGCGCCAGCGGAACCATCCTGACCATTGCTGGAAGCACGGTCGATTCAACGCACTACAAGGAGTTGACCACCAACACTGGCGCGAGCTTCGCCGACCACGCCAGCGAACTGACCAACGAACTGCGCTGGAACGGCTCCAACGGAGCCAGCATCAGCGCAGGAGACAACTACGGCGCAGCAGTGATCGTCAGCGAGCAGTACGCGCGTCTGACGAAGCTACAGATTCAGGGCAACGGCGGTCGTGAGGCGCTGCTCATCAACAACGGCGGCAACTATGTCGTCTCGCAGTGCATCATCGAAGGGCAGGCCGATGCATCGCACGGGGTGTTCACCAGCACCCCAACGGCTGGCATCGTCAAGAATTCGCTAATCGTCAAGCGCTCTGCCAACGCTGGTCCCATTTGCTCGATCCAGGGCAACGTCGGGATGTACAACAACACGATCGCAAAGCCAAGCGGGCTGGCTGGGTCGTCTGTTGGCGTCGCCTATTCCTATACCTCTGGCACGACAACACTTCAGAACTGCGCCGTGTTCGGCGTGTCAGCGGTATCCAGCGGCAGCGCGACCACCAGCTACACCACCTGCCGCACCGATGCGGCCTCGCCGCCGACCGGCTTCACACAGATTGCCTACGACACGACCACCGGGTCGGGGTTCCAGAACACTGCCGACTCGACGCGGGACTTTCGCATCAAGTCCACCTCGGCGATGGTCGGCGCCGGCACCACCGACACGACCAATGCGGCCGCCGACATCGTGGGCACGTCGCGCCCGGGCGGCGGCGCTGGCTCCTACGACATCGGGGCCTGGGAATATACGGCCGTCGCCGCACCTGCTGCGCCGCCCATCATCAACATCATGGGACTGTGAGCAGGAAGGGATGTACCAATGGCCTGGCGCGGTCGAGCAGTAGCGGCAGTTGCAGCAATTCGCAGGCGCGTGGCCGCCACCCTGGAGGTCGAGGTCGGCAGCGTCCTGACGATGCCGCTGCCGGCCGGGCAGCTGGGCACGATCTACATCCAACGCAACGGCGTTGACATCCCGGGCGCCGTGAGTGCGCCGAACAGCAACTACTACCTCTACACGGTGGTGGCGGAAGACGCCGGGCAGCCGCTGACCGTGCGCATGGAGAACGGCTCGCTCGACACGACCCCGCCGCGCCGGCACGCGATCGGCATCCGCATTGCCGCGCCGAACAAGATCGTCATCACCTACAACAAGGTGCTGTCTCCCCTGGCGATCGCCTCTGCGCAGTTCACGCTCGGCGGCACGACGGCCACGGCCAAGACCGTCACGGCCGCGGTGGTGGTGGACAACACCGTGGAAGTCACGGTCTCCAGCAACTTCGTGCCGGGCGACGCGCCGACGCTCGCCTACACCCAGTCGGGCACTGACTCGCTGCGGGTGAAGGACTGGGCCGGCAACCTCGTGCCGTCCTTCTCCGCGGTGCGCGTGTTCAACGAGTTCCCGGCGCCGGCCACGGCAGCAGCGCTCATCACCACGTCTTCGGTGTGCACCGTCGGCGGCGGCGGCTTTGTCTTCAGCGGCACAGGCTCGTCGGCGCAGTGCCACCAACTCACGCAGAGCAATTTCGCCAGCGCGACGCACCAGGGCGTGCTGCTGGCCGGCGGCGGCTCGGGATGGGTGGAGGCCCAGGTCACCGACACCAACGCCGCCGTGCGCCACATCGCGCTCAAGATGGACACCTCGCCGGGCACGAGCATCAGCGAGATGGACCACGCCGTGCGCATCACCGGCGGCACCGCGCGGCCATACGCGGACGGCGTGGCGGTCGGCTCGCTCTACACCTTCTCCACGCCCTCGACGCTATGCCGCGTGCGCATCTTCTGCGACATGCCATCGGGGGAGATCCACTTCGAGACGTCCGAGGATGGCGCGGTCAACTGGACCCGCCGCTACACGTGGACGCTGGTGCGCGACACGGAGGCACTCATGCACGCCTGGGTCAACAACAACAGCACGACCGTGGCCTGCGTGGGTTGCGCGCTCCAGGGCTTCAGCGACAGGGGATTCTGATGCGACTGCTTCGCACCATCTTGCTTCTGGCGTTCGCCAGCGCCGCCGTTGGCTTCACCGTCACGGTGCCGACCGTGATGTTCAACGGCGTCCCGCTGCGCCTGCTCAACAGCCCGCCGCCGGACTACCCACCGTCGGTGGCCGCGGGCGTGTTCGAGATGTACCCGTCGACGCAGTTCGAGGTCAACGGCGATGCGCTGCCGCCGCCCGCGGCCGGCTTCTCGACGCTGCGCAAGCGCGACAACACCGGCGGCGGTGTGCAGGCGAACAGCACGCCAGACGGCGGCGCTTTCCGCATCGTCTGCTCCACCAGCCACCTGGCGTTCACCGACCCGATCGTCTATCCGCCGAACGGCTCCGTGACGTACCCGTTCAGGAGCCACCTGCACAACTTCTTCGGCAACACCAGCGTCTCGCACCTGACCCAGCCCACCACGCTCTTGGCGACGGTTGGCAACAGCAGCTGCGTCGGCGGCACGGCGAACCGATCCGGCTACTGGGTGCCTGCGGTCATCGATACGACCACGGGCTTCCCGGTCATCCCCTACGCAAACATCGTCTACTACAAGAACGAGTCCGCGTATCGTCGCGCGAACCTGACTGCGGTGACGGTGCCGCCGGCTGACCTGCGGATCATCGCAGGCAACCCGGCGAACACCTCGACGACGCTGGGCAATGCCTATCGCTGGGAGTGCCCGCTCGGCGCCAACTTCAGCGCGACGATCCCGGGTGCCGGATGCGCCAACGGCTCGGACGTGCAACTGCTGGTGTTCTTCCCGCAGTGCTGGGACGGCGTGAACAAGGACACCAACACCGTTCAGGCCCAGAGCGCGCCGTACAACTACCCGAACGATCACCAGAGCCACATGGCCTACGAGAACCCGACCACGGGCTGCCCTTCGTCGCATCCGGTGATGATTCCGCAGATCAGCTTCAACATCCGCTACAAGGTGGCCGCGACGCCGGACCCCGTCACCGGCGCCTCACGCCGGCCAGAAAACTGGCGCCTGCACTCGGACACCTACGCGACCAGCTTCGCCGCAGGCGGCCTGAGCGCCCACGGCGACTGGTGGAACGGCTGGAACGCAGGCGTGCTGACGCAGATCGTGCAGGGCTGCCTGCACGCCTCGCTCGACTGCCACGCCCACCTGCTCGGGCTGTCCCCGAATGAGACGCTGTATTGAGCTCGCACTCGTGCTCATCGCCGCGCTCGCGCCGTTCTTCGCGGTGCGCGCCTGGCGGTACGAGCAGCAGTTGGCCGAGGTGAAGGCCGAGATAGCCGCCACGAGCGCGGTGTGCAAGCCGCCGGCCGGCGCCGCGTCTGCGGGGCTGTCAGCTCTCCGGTTGAAATCCACCGGTTCCATCTGAGAATTTTCCGAGCCGCCTCGTTCTGGCGGGTGCCAAGCCCGACCGGGCGGTTTCGGAAAGGTACACGGCGATGGGCGAGAAAGCGGCGATGACACCTGACGATGTGCGCAATGCCGTCGCCGAAGGCGTGCGAGACGCGCTCAACGACCCAGCGACCACGGACATGTTCTGCGCCAACGTCCTCGCCAGCATGCAGAAGCGAGCCGCGCACCAGACCGGCCGGATGCTGCTGGGTGGCCTGATCGGCATCGCCAAGCGGGCGCTGGCGTTCCTGGCGCTGGGCCTGATCCTCTACAACATCGGCGGGTGGGCCTTGATCGTGAAGACCTACAAGGCGGTGCTGCCATGAATCGCGCTCCCGCATGGCTCATCGAGGCGCGCCGGCACATCGGACAGCGCGAGGTTCCCGGCCCTGGATCCAACGCATGGATCAAGTCTCTGTGGCTGCGCTTGCCGGGTGGCGCGTGGTTCTGGAAGCACTTCGGCTCCGACGATTCGAAGTTGCCATGGTGCGGGGCCTTCGTCGCATCCGTCATGGACACGTGCGGACACCAGTACCCGAAGAAGTACGCCAGCGCCAAGGCGTGGCTCGACTGGGGCACATGGCTTGAGCATCCAGAGGTCGGGTGCGTCGTCGTCTTTGCGCGCGACGGTGGCGGTCACGTGGGGTTCGTGGTCGGCCGCGACCTGCACAAGAACCTACTCGTACTCGGGGCGAACCAAGGCGACGCCGTGAGCATCGCGGCGTTCCGGCAAGACCGTGTGATGGGCTACCGCTGGCCCAGCGACGCAATGGCGCCTGTTGCCGCCGCGCTGCCGTTGGGCGCCGCGGACCTTTCAAGGAGTGAGGCATGAAAATCCCGACCCCCAAGTCCCCGCTGCAGTTCGTTGCCGCGCTCGCCATCCTCGGCGGTTTCTACGGCGCGCTGTTCCTACCCGCCTTCTCGTCGGCCAAGTTGGATCCCGGCATGGTCGAAATCTGCAAGAGCGTCACGCTGATCCTGATCGGCTGGCTCTTCGGCAATGCCATGAACGCGCAGAGTTCTGCCAACACCCCGCCGGCGCCGCCGGCACCACCCAAGGAGCCCACCAAGTGACCCCGAAACAGATGATCCAGCGCTTCGGCGCGTTCGTCGCGCTGATGCTGTTTGCGCTCGCCGTCGTCGTGTCGCAGTCAGGCTGCGCCACGGTCGGCGTGCCGGCACCCGACACGCTCGCGAAGAAGGTCGGCTACGCGCACACGAGCCTGGCCGTCGCTGCCGACACCGCCAAGGCCCTGTGGGTCGCCAAGAAACTGGACCGCGCCGAGGCCGAATCCATCGAGGACACGCTCAGCGCGTCGTGGGATGCCCTGGTGACCGCGCAGAAGCTGGTCGAGAGCAACCCGCTGGAGGCGAGCACCAAGCTCGACGCGGTGCTCAAGGGCCTGCAGGCGCTGCGGGCCTATCTCGTCACCAAGCAAGGGAGCCAGTCATGAGCGGAACCGCCACCACCATCGCCGTGCTCGACGGCATCATCGCCGGGATCATCCGCACGGAGCAACTGCGCCAGGTCGTCGAGCGCATGAAGCTGGAAGGCCGCACGGACTTCAACCAGGCCGACCTCGATCACCTCGCCGGCCAGTCCAAGCAGGCGATCGTCGATTTCGGCGACGCGATCCGCGCCGGCATCGTCACTGCGAGCAGCGCACCGAAGGTGCCGTGAAGACGATAGACGTCGTCGGCTTCGCCGGCTCAAACCAGAGCGTGGACCCGCTCCTGCTGCCCGAGGCAGTGGGGGCGATGGCCGTCGACATGGAGCCGGGCCGCGGCAACTTCCGCCCGCTGAAGGCGCGGGTGACGGTCGCCACCGTGCCGTCCAGCCCACAGCGCCTGTCGATCTGGCGCATGGGGCGCGACGTCGTCAACGATGCCGACTACTGGCTGTCGAGCTCGAACGTGCTCAACTACACGCTTGGATTCGGCACCGACAGCACCGAGCGCACGTACTACACCGGCGAGGCCTCGCCGCGCTGGACGAACAACAACATCGGCCTGACCGGCGGCGCGCCGTACCCGCAGACGTATCGCGAGCTTTCCGTGCCGGCGCCGACGGTGGCTGCCACCGTGGCGCTGAACACAGACGGCACCGGGACGACAGCGCAGCGCTTCTACCTGCACACCTTCGTCAACGACCTGGGCTGGGAATCGGCGCCGTCGCCGGTCAGCGCGACCCTGAGTTGCAAGCCGGGTGCGATCGTCGACATCACGAACCTGCCCGCAGCGCCAGCCGGCAACTACGGCATCACGGCGCGGCGCATCTACCGCACCCAGCCCGAGGACTCGAGCGCCGACGGCGCGGACTTCTTCTTCCTGCGCGAGATTGCCATCGGCAGCACGTCCACGCAGGACGACGCCCGCGCTCTGGGTGACCTGCTGAGCACCGATGGCTGGATCCCTCCGCCGGCCACGTCATTCGGCATCGTGGCGCTGTGGGGCAGCATGTTCGCGCTGCTCTACGACAAGAACCTGCTCATTTCGGAGCCTGGCGCGCCCTACGCCTACCCCATCCGGTACTGGAAGGGCCTGAAGGACAAGCCGGTCGGGCAAGTGGTGTTCGGGCAGAACCTGCTCGTGCTCACCGCCGGGCGCCCGGTGCTGTTCCAGGGAACCGACCCCGCGGGTTTGCAGGACGTCCCATTCAACGTCGGCTTCTCGTGCGCCTCGGCGCGCGGCATCGTCGGATTCGAGCACGGCGCGGCCTGGCCGTCCAACGAGGGGTTGGCCTACAGCGGCAGTGAGACGCTCGTGACCGAGGGCCTTCTCACCCCCGACCAGTGGAAGGCGCTGAACCCGAGCACGATGATAGCCGGACGCTGGGGACGCTTCTACGTGTGCTCCTACGACAGCGGCGGCGGAGTGCTCAAGGGCTTCATGATCGACCCGCTCCGGCCGGCCGAAGGCATCACCTACCTGTCGGCCGGCTTCAACGCCTGCCACTACGACGAGCTAGCCGACCGGCTGTATGTGCTGGAGGGCGGCAACGTGCGGCGCTTCGCAGCCGGCCCATCGGTGCTCACTGGCACGTTTACCGCCAAGCGCTTCGCCCAGGCTGTGCCGCGCAACTACGGCTGGGCGCAGGTCGTCGCCAAGGGCTACCCGGTGACGCTCAAGGTCACCTCGCGCGGGGTGAACTCCGACGGCACGCCGCGCACGAACACCCAAACGCGCACTGTGGCCAACGCCGACCCGATCCGACTGGCGGCGGGCTTCCTCGCCGACGACATCCAGCCCGAGCTCACCTCGGCCTTCGAAATCACCACCGCGCGACTGGCGCTCAGCGTCCAAGACTTCGGGGGCGGCTGATGGTCTCGGTCGCGAACGGCATCAAGGACATCCCGCACCCAGGGAAACTGCCGTCCAAGGAACTGCGCGAGGTCTTCCAGACCGTTCTGCGCGTTCGCGAGGAGGTGCAGCGGCTGACCGGCTTTCGCGGGGATGTTGCCGACCAGGCGCTCACACTGCGCACCGGGCTGACCGTCGGCGGCGTCACGACCATTCCAGGCCCGCCCGGGCCGCCCGGGCCGGCAGGAGGGTCGAGTACGCCGGACCTGACGCCTCCGCCAGACGTCACGAACTTCGCCGCCGTCGCGGCCATCACCCACGTCATCGTCACGTTCGACGTCGCGACCTTCACGGTCGGCCATGGCCCGCTCGAGACGATCATCTACGGCGTGCAGAAGAACCCGGGCGACCCCAACCCGGTCTTCGGCGATGCGCAGCGCGTCTATGGCGCGCCGCACCCGCTGACGATCGCCGCCATCCCGAGCGAGCCCAACATCCGTTGGCACCTGTGGGCCAAGTACCGCACGATCGACGGGGTCGAGTCAGTGAACCCGGTCGGGGGCACCAACGGCGTGATCGTCACGACCGGCCAGGACGTGTCGCACCTGCTGGCCGTGCTCAGCGGGCAGATCACGAGCAGCCAGCTGCACACGGACCTGAATACGCGCATCAACCTGATCGACGCGGCATCCAGCGTCCCGGGCTCGGTCAATGCGCGCATCGCCACCGAGGCGGCCACGCGCACCAGCGCCGACAACGCACTGGCCACGTCGATCACCAACCTGTCGGCAACGGTCAGCACACTCGACGGTGAGGTGGACAGCAATTTCACCACGCTGAACTCGGCGATCCAGACCGAGGCCACGGCGCGCGCCAGCGGCGATGCGACCAATGCCAGCGCCATCACCACGGTGCAAAGCCGCATTGACAACGGCAACGCTTCACAGTTCGATCCAGAAATCGTCTGGGACTTCCAGAACACGCTCGACGGCTGGAGCGTTGCCGGTGCCACGGCGTCGGTCGGATCGAACTACGTCACGCTGACCTCGAGCGGCATTGACCCGACGTTCCGCAGCCCGGCGGCGCTTGGCCTGGCCGGAGCGACGCACAACAAGGTGCGCGCCCGGGTGATGCGCACGGCCGGCAGCGGCTGGGACGGTAAGGTTTTCTACGTGACCGCTGGCCACGGCGAGAGCGGCTCGTTCAACAAGACGGTCACGCCGGATCCCACGGTGCTCAATCAGTGGGTCACCATCGAATGGGACATGGAGGCGCTGACCGCCGGCGGCACCGACTGGACGACCAGCACCATCACCCAGATCCGCGTCGACCTGGGCGCCACCGCGGCGGACGTGTTCCGCATCGACTGGGTGGCCGTCGGATCGCGCGGGGTGGGCGTGGCGGCGGCGGTCGTGCAGCAGGAGATTTCCACGCGCGCCGCCGAGACGGGCTACCTCGGCGCGCAGTACACGGTGCGCGCGCAGGTCACGCAGGGCGGCCGTACCGTCGTCGGCGGCTTCGGGCTCAGCGCCACGTCGTCGCCGAATGCCGGACCCACGATCGACTTCGGCGTCATCGCCAACAAGTTCTGGGTCGCGGCGCCGCAGGGGACCTCCGGCGTCAGCGACGTCGCGCCATTCGTCATCCAGACGACTCCCGAGACAGTCAACGGCGTGGTGATCCCGCCGGGCGTCTACATGGACGCGGCCTACATCAAGAACCTCACGGCGCTCTGGGGGCGATTCGGCACGCTGGTGGCCGACACGATCGCAGCGGCGCAGATCAATGCGGCCAACCTCACGCTGGGCAACGGCACGGTCGGCGGCAACCTGCGCAGCACGAACTTCTCGTCAGGCACGGCGGGATGGCTGCTGCAGCCCAACGGTGCTGCGGAGCTCAACAGCGTTCAGGTGCGCGGCAACAGCACCTTCGACGGCCAGGTGACCATTCGGGACCAGCTGGGTCGGACGCTTTTCACGTCCGGCAGCGCGGTGGACGCGGCGCGCCTGCTCAATGGCAACGACTACACACCGCACCTGGTGTGGGACTTCGGCGGGGTAGGGTCCGGGTGGACCCATAGCGGTCAGACGGTGACGCTGCAGGCGACGTCTGTCCTCATCGCCTCCACCGGCAACGATCCGTTCATGTTCAGCCCGGCCATCAGCTTGTCGGGCGCCACCTATGACAAGGTGCGTGTGCGCATTCGGCGAGAGTCTGGCAGTGGCTGGGACGGTGTCTGCTTCTACGCGATCGATGGCGGCCACAGCTACACCGCCTCCTTCCACAAGAGCATCCCCGATCGCACGCAGATCGGTCAATGGGTCATCCTCGAGTGGGACATGGCCGCCCTCAGCGTCGGCGGAAGCGACTGGGTCAACAGCACGATCACGAGCATCCGGCTTGACTTTGGAGCCACCCCGTCCGACTCGTTCACGATTGACTGGATTTCCATCGGCAAGCACGGGCCGATGCGGATCAACGGCGCGAACATCTCGACATTCATCGAGGGCGCGGCGATCGGCAACGCTCAGATCGGCGGTGACATCCAGAGCGACAACTTCGTGGCCGGCTCGGCCGGCTGGCGCATCCGCAAGAGCACCGGCTCGGCCGAGTTCCTCAACGTCCTGGCGCGCGGCGACATTCAGGCCACGAGTCTGAATGCCGCGACCGGCACATTCACCGGCAACCTATCCGGCGCCAGCGGCACGTTCGGCACCATCACGTCTGGCCTGTTGCGCAATGCCGCGAACACCGCCTGGGTGGACTTGAACGCGAGCGGGTCGCAGA